AAACCATACAGCCCCTTTTGTGTTTTTGTAGTGGAGCTGGCGGGAGTCGAACCCGCGTCTTGGTCGTATACCTCATACGGATATGTTTTTCTTAGTGAATCCTTAGGTGATCAATCCCAAAGATCCTAAATAAAGCCATTTCTATGCGTTCTAAGGCGTTCTAACGCATCTTGTGGGTAGCTAATCCACTTGAGTTGTTTAAACGTCTTAAAACGCACGTAAAGGCTTTTACAAATATGCTTCATATAACTGGTTCAAGACTCTTGTATAATCAACATGTATCTGCTTCTTGATACACAGTACAGTGTCTATTTACCTCACCCATGAGGATTTCTTAATAGGAGCACCGACTCGATGGTTCGCATACTGTAATTGTTTGATCATAACTGGACATATTATACAGCGTGTCCTCGCAGTTTGCGTTACACATGGCTCAAAGGCTCTCGTGTCAGTGTTAATTCACTGATGGTGTTTTCTTAACTACGTCACTGCTGGACCAAATCCCTTTAAACTATCTGTAGTCTCCATTAGACTGGTTCTAAGACTCTGCTAACTCAACGCTAATTGTGCACTCGTAGGATAATTAATCCCACCAATACTGCCAGCGGCCTTCAAAGCTCTCTCGCAGCTCCTGCATTTCCTCAGAAAGTTGTTTGTCACTCTCGCGGTTCTTCTTACGGAATTCTTCGCGCAGATCTTCACACTTCTTCTTGTACTCTATAGGAGTAATCTTACCACCAAGCACTTCATCAAGGATATTCTTCGTTTCTGTGAGGTATTCCTTGTTGTTCTTCTCTTCACGACGACGTGCACGAAGCTCGAGGAGAGCCTTGTTGTTCAGATACTTAGCTCTACAGATCATATCCATAGCCTCTTTCTTCTGCTTCTCGTCCTTCTGCTTCTGAATCTCTTCAATAGCTGCTTTGACGTTAGCTTCAGCCAAGATGTTGCCATTCTTGATCTGCTCCATCACGTTGTCTTCTGTTACTGCTACTGCAGTGCTTGCTGGTTTCTTTATTTCTTTTGCCATTTTGATAATGATTTTAAAAATTAATATTATGTTAAACGATTCTAACAAACAATATAGTTAGTTTCGCTAAAAATAGCCATTTCAGGCCTGCCTAATTTTACACACTCCGCATCCACTGGCGTAAATGTTCTGCCACGAGATAGCCTTATTAAGGCTATTCTCGCAGCATCTGCTTCTTCCTTTGTAGGATATAAAGATGTTGTAATTAGGTCTTTTTTGTTGCCATGGGAATTACGGCTCCAAAGTTCCACTTTATACATCCTCTTCGTAGTTACTGTGTTTGTACTTAGAGCGTTTATATGGTCTCGCATTAATATGTCTTGCACGCTCTGTTCTTTTACTCTCTTTCTCTACCACCATGTGATGGTCATCGTATTTTTTCATTATACTGATGTTACGACTGCTTTAATAGCAGTCAAGTGAGCTTTTGTAAAATTATACTTCATAGCAACATCTGAAGGGATGTTGTCTCTACACAATATGCGTAGAGCTGTTTTTCCCTCTTCGGGAAGGGAATTCTTTGCACCCATAAGGTTTACTCCAAACAATACTGGATTAATCCAAACTTCGTCGCCGAAGTAACCTTTCAGATAGATCATGGACTGCTCTGTAGGATCTTTCTCTACAGCATGCTTGAATGTGATTGTTTCTGCAGCTTTAGCTTTTACTAAAGTCTTAACAATATCATTCTGACCAAGCTCTGAAATGCAAATATTACGATCACTTGTAATATTCTCTTTCTTGAGAATTTGAGCAAGTTTGATCATAAATTTCTCAGAAGGCTTAATTCCTTCATAAAGAATCACTATAGCTCTTGTCTCCATACTACTTTCCTCCTTCTACACTATCAGGTTCGTTAAGTACTTTGGGGTTCGCCACCATGTCTGGATCTTGCTTGTTCTCATCGGGCAGATTGTCATATACTCTCTTACTCGACAGATATTCTTGAGCAATATCCTTGACCGTAAATGTAGGTGTACCATGATTCTTGTTCATCATAACATGAACTACCGCTTTTAACGTTTGCGTCGGCATCCCCATAAACACACGCTCATAGTTATCTTCCATTAACATCTGTTGCTGAAGCATCACAGCCTCATCTACAGATGACATTTCTGGGTGATAGTACTTGTCAACAATCCCTACCACAAAGGTTGAATCTGAATTCTTAATTTTCCTGTTACCACTCTCATGACCGCAGCTTGTTAAGGCAGTTAAGCCAAGGATGGCTGCAAGCAGTACAAATGATACTACCATAATCCTCTTAATCCATTTTTCCATTTTGATAATGTTTTATTGGATTTAACATAAATTAATTACCCAGTTTTTAAAGAACTTGGAAAAAACTTTTGTAGCCTCATGGAGAGTCGAACTCCAATTACAAGAATGAAAATCTTGTGTCCTAACCGTTAGACGATGAGGCCGTTTATACGAACTATATTCACATACCGTTCGTATATATTTATAAATTAAAGCCTTGGTTAATTTTGTACACACTATCTTCACAGACCATGCATACACAAAACACGATTTACAAATATTATGCCACGAATTAGAGTGGCTTTAAAGGGATTCAAACCCAAATCTCAACCTTATCAGTGTTGTGCTCTATCAATTGAGCTATAAAGCCAGGTCACACCTACTTTCACAAGCAAGTGTGTTTTTAGTAATCGCTATTACTTTCAATAATTAAACAATTTAACTTAATATGACACAAACCAAAAATGCGTGTTTCACAACACATTTAATCGAAATAATAACAATAAAACAAAATGCCGTGTAGTGCACGAAGTTTTCGAAACTCAGCATCGCGCCCTTGATAAGCGTGCACTTAAATGTACATCCCCTCTGCATCTTTCATCCTGGACTTGGGACCAGTCGTACTCTCCTTGTACTTCGGAGGCGTAGGTTGCATTACATGTACATGTAGAGCATTAGCTTGATACTAACACTCTACACTTTAGGGATTATTCTTTGATACTTAATCTTATTACAAGATAACAAGTATCAAATACTAGTACGATAAAACACAGTATGATTATTGCAGTGTTATATCTACATACAATCGTACCATTTTCTATCATACACAAAATTAACATAGAAATGATAATTCTTATAGCTGATGTTATTTTTCTTAGACTCATACTCTTTTGAATATTATATGGCTATATTTACAGTCCATTTTCGCTCTACCAGTCTTTCCATCTATTATACCTAAACATGAAAATAGGTTATTGAAAGCGCATCCCTTACATCCATCTTTTGCCTTATAAGCTCTGTATACTACATTGTTTATAGTGCAAAATTGGCCTGGTTTAGGAATTTTCATTCAAATAGGATGTCTCTTATTACATATCTAACAGACAGTATATCTTTTGTTAAAACTCCATTTGCGCTTTCTTTAATGACCTTTCTTTTAATAGATCTGTTAATAGAGTCTAACAATACGTATACATGTCTGTTAACATGTGTTAGCTTTACAATCTTAAACTGTCCATCCTTAAATCCTTCTACTACATCAATCCATGATTTTGTAATAGTATGATTAAGTGTATGAACACCAGCTTTAATCTTATCCATATCTTCCTTTGATATTCTCAAACTTGGAGTTTTTACTGGATAAAAATCATCTCTCTCTAGTATTGTTTTCTTGCCGAGTTCATTTTTAGCTTTGATAATATCTCCGCTTGTTCCCTCAACAAGGAACAGATTGTAGAGGTGACTGTATATATTTTTACGGTTCACCACTACACCTTTTCTTATTCCATCATTCATCGCCTAACAGTTATAATCGTTTTGATGCGAATGATGGTTTGAATAGCACCGTTTCTGAGCTTAATACCTAATTGGGCAGGAATCCCGTAGGTTTTACATGTCTGAATGTAGTCATATGTACTTTCAGACACATTAATAAGTTCATTCACATTGTGCTTAGAGTCTTTGTATACAGCAAAGATACGCACTTTTCCAGTCTTTTCGTTAGGAATCTGTACGTATTTCTGAACACAAGCTTGATCACACATTACTGTGTCATACACAGCTTTTTGCTGTGTTTTCTGTGCACTGCACTTTACTGCTATGCCGAAGAAGAGCATAGTTATAAACACGATGAATAAGATCTTCTCAAATCCATCATTGTTACCCGGTTTATTGTAACTTGGAATCATTTTTGATAAATGTTTAAATGTTATGTAAGACAAGCACTTACATTTGCTTGAGAACCTCTTTGACTTTTCTCATATGTCTTTGTTGGTTGTTTACTATAGAAAGTCGTAAGTTGTAATCCGTTGTTCTAACTATAGTTTCTATAGCCACATATTTTTCAGTTACTATACTATGGTTATCAAACTTACAACCAACTATTTTCGATACAATTTTCTCACCTTTTGTTCGTACGTATGAATGTAATACTCTACGTACTTCACTTGGTAAAACTTCTTTTTCCTTTTCGGTAATTTCAATCTCGTTATCGGTTAATTGTAGCTTTGTTTGTATAAGAAAACAACCAGGCCCTCTTTTTATTGTAGTCTTACAGCCATCTATTTTACGCTTAACCATATCCCCTCAAGCTTAGAATCATAGTTCTTGAGGTTATTTTCAAACTGTTTAGTTAGAATATAAACCTCATTCTTTGTTAACCCTTTAGCTACAAGAATACTTGCTCCTCCAGACTTGAAGAAAAGCCTAAATCTCTTATTCCCAACCTCATCTACAGCGGATTTGTCTTTCCGCTGTTGATGCTGTTGGTTTTTTATATGGACCTTAGTTTTCCTCATTTTCTGGAGACTCAAATGAAGTATCAAGCATCGCTTTAAATACCCTATTGGTAAAATCTGATGCTCTCTCGATCTTAAGGTTTACGGCTTCTGCCTCCAAAACCTCTGTTAACAAGTTTTGTTGTGTCTTTGCAAACGCACTCACACAATCCGCATCAACCTCGTCAAATGGAACAGAAGTAATTTTGACCATTTTCGGATATTTCTCGTCACATGGATCAATATCATTGTCACACACCTCACACCTTGCGATTTTATCGTAGTCTTCTATGATTGTCCGTATATGATACGAACCTTTGTTTAACACTTTGTCAGATAATTCTGGACCAATTCCTACTTTTGTTATAACTACAATTCCACTCTCTGTTAACTTTAAAATATTCATTTTGATAATGTTTAAGTTTTATTACTTTGTATAGAACTAAGCATCTATACTTGCTTTAATTTTCTCTTTGATTTCTTCAGCAAAAGCTTTTTGCTTATTTAGGTAGATATCTTTTCTATTAAGATAGCCTTTGCTGCAATAAACATAAAATAGTACTCCACACGGATGCGTTATAAGATCTTTAAATCTAAATTCAAATAATAACGTACTCCAATTATACCTTTTCATGTTTTCTCGCTTATAGCGATTAATTACAGCATTTACTTTCCTTTTTAGATTTTTATCTAAATCAAAAGCTTTTACTTCTTTCTTAGTAAAAGTTAATCTTGTTTCTACTAAGAAATGAGAGTCATATTCTGTTACTTTTTGCTTAATCATATTAAAGCTTCTTTAAAGTTTCCAGAACATTTTTTACACCAGCATACAAGGCTGTTTCTACAGTTGTATAACGATTGCCAATTTCATTCTGACATGTTATATAACCAATCCTTGTATACGTCACAGTAGTCATCAATTCAGCTTTCCTTATTTCATGATTTGTATAAACTGAAATGCTAATGTATATTCCTTTTTTAGCTGATAAGAATTCAACAGCTTGATATACACTCGGCATAGCTACATAACCTTCGCCTTTATCGTTCCAATTATCTGGGCAACAAATATAAATTGGTACTTTTACTACAAAATATCCGTCTGTTTTTTCTTTGAAGCCCATTTTCTTGAACGCTAAGGCTTCTTGGTAGTTTAACTTAATCATCTGATAACAATTGATATGGTTGACCACGATGAGCATCAAGAAATAGTTTTGTATCTTCACAAAGCGGAAGCACGTCACAAAGTTGCCAATTCTTATCAAAGAGTAAGATTATTCCATTTATATTAATTGAAGGAATATCCTTCTTAAATACAAATGGATGGCCGAAAAACTCACGTTCTTCACGCTTTGTCATTGCTGACTTTGCACGATAACGCTTAACTTTCACATATTTGTTCTTTTCAGAACTCCATACATGATTGGTGACCATGTGCTTAGCTTTTGAACTATGCACCTTTCTTGCGGCTGCATCAGCTGCCTTCAAGAATTCTGAATAATCATTTTGTGCCATTACTTCATGAGTTTAGACATGACTGAATCGAACGACTCTGTTGTGTGGAAATCATCGTCGGCCGATGACACAACTACTTCGCCCTCTATGTCATCCTCGAATACGGATACAACTTTGGATTTTTTAACAGCCGCTCTTCCACCTACGGTGTTTGGAAATACAATAAATTCTTCCATACATTTACCTTGCACTAGGGTTTAATTAATGTGCATTTTTCACACTTTCGTGTGCACTCCAGACAGTTCCTATAAGTGCTACTATTATTCACACAGGGGCTGACAACAGAAAAATGGATAGTTTAAAAACATATGCAAACTAATGAAAAACTTCTATCCGATAGTTTTATGACCAAGTTTCGCAGAGCGAGTTTGCGTTTTACACTGCTATCTATTTACGGCCGATAGCTTTCCGTAAGGTAACTAACTTTTCGAGGTAGTCAGCCCCACAGTCAGTTTCGAGAATAGGATCATCTTCCTCAAGTTTCTCATCAAGAAGCTGTTCTACTGATTTATAATATTCGTAGTACTTCTTGTTGATGGATTCAAGAGAGTCAATTTGGTTCTGTGTTTTAATCATATCTGTCTTAGACACAATCGCAGAACCTGTACATCCTATTAATGCATAAGATAGGATGAAACCTAATCCAACGTAAAGAATGTTCATGAGAACTTGTGTATTCTCAAACCATTTTAAAATCTTCATTGCCATAGTTTTGTTTTGTTTGTTACTATTGTGTTAATTTTATAATGGAGTTGTAGTATTACAACCCCATTACGAATAATTCTTCTTTGATAATAAACCAAAGCGGAAAACTCTCACACATTGTCATTCCGTCAGATTTATACTCTTCGTAGAATTCCTTTGTGTAATTTTCGACAGCTTTGTCGAAATCACCTTCAAACTCAAGGTAATCAAATTCCTCAAGTTTGTAATTCTTAGCCTCTTCATTGAAGTAGACCAAATTCGTTTCATGACCTGTCCAGTCTAATGTGTGAATGATCTTCACATACGAGATGTTACTATTCTTCAGCATCTCGATAAATTCTTTCTCTGACATCATAATATCTGCATCGTATTAGAAGGTGCTCCTGGAATCGAACCAGGTTTGTAAATATTTTTTATCTACAATCCGCCAAGAAAGGATAGCACCCAACAGCTCCAAAGAAGCGGCTAAAACACTGATTTGCACCTCAGTGTACCTGTAAGTACTCAGGGTTTTTATTGTGGGATTAAACAGCATGTGTACTTCCCATACTGTCTAATCTAACTGCAAATTCCTACATATTGCGCACTATATAGAAAAATACAGTATTTGCATTAGTACTGTAAATACCAATGTCCCATCCATACTATCGCTGTGCAATGCAAATAGTATGTGGAAAGGATACGTTGTTAAAACGCATTCTTGGCTCGCCTGCACCAAGATGGGTCGTTTCCCTTGTTTTTAATTAGCTTATATATTAGAATAGAGCTAACAAACACTTACATAAATGAATGTAGAAGTATATAATGACCTATGTTAGGTTCCTATGTCAAGGATTTGATTTAATATGTAAAAAGCCATATATTAACCCACCGACTACCAAAGTAGTCAGTAGGTTATATGGTTAGCGCATACGCCTTGAAGAATTACCATTTTTTGGCTTTTCATTGCGTACGATTGCACCGTACTCCAAATTACCATTCTCAATATCATTATTGAGACGGCGGCGCATGCGTGTCAAGCTACTTTCTTCATCAATATTTACCCCAATATAAGGGTCTGATAATGAGCTATACTCACGGCTACCGTTGTTAACAACTGTTTCGCCATACTCGTTTAACTCGGATACGTCCCAGTTGAAGACTGTAAATGTAGCCTGTTTACCCTCAAAGGCCGCTTTTGCAGCCTTTAAGCACTCCTTTTCGCTACTCCCCATATCCGTAATATCTATGATTACGGAATAAGTTTGATTGCCGGAACGGGCAGCCAACACGCTTGTAATATCGTCCTCGTCGTCCGTTGTAGGTGATGAGAATGAGAATACAAGACGTGCACGAGTTACGTTGTTTAACTCGTTAAAGTCTGAAAGTGCTTCGGGTATTTCTACCATTGTAATAGTTGCTTTTCCTTGTTTCTTTTTCATTTTGTAAAGTGTAAAAAGTAAGTGTACCGCCAAAATGACGGGGAGGGTATTTCCCTCCGATAAAAGATAGAGGGGAGTGATTCTTTGCTGTTTCGTCTTTTTATATGCTTAATTTACATTCAAATTGTAAAAAATTTTCATAAATATTTGTTTCGTGTTTCTATACACGCAAAATAATAAAAAAATTTTAGTATCGCGTTTCCGTATTCGCATTAAAACTTTATATTCCATCCAAAATAAAATAAAAAATATTTTTTTGCAGAGAAATATCATACATTCGATTTAAGGCTATTTACAGGCTCTCTGACGCGTTATAATAGATGCTCTGGATAACTTATCCACCTGAGTTATTATATGGGCTTACAGAGGCTTATATGAGCTCATATGCAAATACATACTCTCCAATAGAGAAAGAAAAGTAGTAAAAGAAAGAGATTAGGGTACAGTAAGTATATATAGTTTATATAGTCTATATAAGCTTAGCTAAACCCTCTCCTAAAAGAAAGAAATATATAAAGAAAGAAAAGGGTTCTCCCTTATAGGCAAAATAAAACCCAGAATGAACTTAATCACCCTGGGTCTATATTATCCTTTTACAATCTCTGTAATCTTGTTTAATTTTTCAGTACACTGCTTTATGTCTCTCTTAGTGCTAAATGAGAAGCTTAAAGCAGTTAATGCTACCACAATGTAGCGTTTAAATACTAGATGTGTACCTAGAATAGCATATGCTATAGAGTTTAGCACATCTGTATTGTATGTGTCTATTGCACACTTATATAGAGCTCCAGCTGCTACAAGTGTTAAGAATTTTCCTAACAAACTATATGTGTTATACTTACCTTTTGTAAAGATTTCTTTAAGTAAATCTACTTGTTCGTCGCTCAATTTACGAGCTATATCTACTATCTTAGCTATATTCATATTACTTAAATATTTTATACATTCCAAACATTAATAACAACTGTGCTGCTTGTCCAAACATACCTCCTACTATAGTTGCTGTTACATCAAGCCAGTCAAATACGTTGCCGTATTGTTTATCTTTATACTCTGCTGCTAATCCTGCCCCAATTGCAGCAAATATTGTTCCACATAGACCAGCATAGAATCCATATTGGATATGCTTTAGTCTATTACTCTCTGTCACCCAATGAAATGAGTGAGCCAGAGC